ATATTACCCCACTCACTCGTCTCACTACCTACAATATTAGCAAGAGTCTTCGTTTCGTCAATTGCAATATTCCCCACGTATATAGTGGTATCAGCTACTGCCTCAAATGCTGTACTACCTGCATCAGCTACTGCATCAACTGCTGTACTACCTGCATCACCTACTGCATCAACTGCATCCCCACCTACATCCACAACTGTCTCACCTGCACCAACTATATCATCGTACCAGGCCATACTGGTATATTGCTAGAATATAATTTAACATGAAAGATACTATTCTCATGGTAGTTTATATTATAGTGATTCATTCCATTCAGCGTTATTGCTTGATGCACACACGACTTTCATACCATCTAACATATCATTTACTGTTAGTTTTGACATTCTATCCTCGTAGTCACCTTCAGATACAAATGCTCTATCGCGAGCGTTTTCGACACCAGATTCGGTCTCGGCTATACCTGTAACATTCGCTTGCTCTGCTGTATATTCCGCCAGCCATTGTGTAGCAGTTATACCCGATGTCGATGGATCCGCAGCGACTATATCATCCGGTTCCCACGCCCCTGTGTCCTCATTTTCTGTATATTCGTCAGTAAAGCTCGCGTAATTGTTATTAGCGTTGCTTGAGAGAGTTGTCCAATCTGTGTCAAGTTCGTCGAGTGGTTTTTCGAGGTCTGAGTTATTAACAGTAACAGTATATGTCGCCCCATCGTATTCAACTTCCGTGTTCGAAGTACTCGCACCAGCTTGACTTAACAACGTTTCATATTCACTCTGCGCGTTTGAGTATTCTACATTTGAATCATTGATCTCAGATGCATTGGTCTCATTTCCCGATTCCCATGTAGATCTTATTGCATTAAATTCTTCTTCGGAAACCCCAATCCTTTCCCACTCCGTTTTTTCTTCTTGTATATCTGCCTGGTCACTTTCCCATTCAGAGCGTTCTGATGTATATCTTTCAACACTAAAACACAATAGTACGAGTATGATTATACATAATAATACGATTAACCCGTAATGCATCCTTCTATTTATGTATATTATTTTTTATTAAACTTCGGTGAATACTTATTACCTAACATGAAGTGGTCTGGGCGATTTAAAATTTCATTTCTAGGTTCGATGGAAGATACCTTTTTATAAGCTGGGCGTGTGAAATTATATACACCCAACGCCACTGCAACAACTAGAAACCCAATATCATTAAACATTTATAATGTAAGTAGATTTTTTTTATCTATACAACTTCTTAACGTATATCCCATAGATCCTGGAGTTTCAATTATTTTATGATTTACAATAAACGGATCAAACATATCACCATGCGTTTCACATAAAATACATCTCACTGTAGGTTTTTCATCCGGTGCGTGTGTGTGCATCGGCGTTTCACGTTTCTTGTTTCGTTTCGTTTTCTTAACTATTGGAGGGGCATTTGGATCGTGACGTTCGCAATATGTTTGTTCTTCGATACATTTATTACGACACGGATTACCTCTTATATTTATACCTGTACACATTTGTTTCTTAATACGCGGTGGTTTAGGGGTTTTCACAGACTTCAATGGTTTTGAATGCACCTTACACGTATTAGCTCCATCTATACAAAATTTGCGACACTGTGTACCCTTTGCAGTTTTACACGGACATTGAACCCGGATGGGTTTTTCCTTTTTCGGTTTTATTTGTTTTTTTAGATTCTCATTCTCTTCTTGTAATTTTTTATTGTCGCGATATACTTGACGAAATGTTCGGGCAACCTCTTCCAACTTGTCAACTACAACACTCCCGTCCAACTGATTCATAATAGTAGAGAGAAGCTGTAACGCATCGGAAGGTGATGTTGTCGGGCATGGCATACATGTTAATAATTGGGATGCTTCCATTCTTAACTTAAAAAAGTAAAAGGAAGTTCGTAACTTAAGTCTATTTTTTTTATCGAAACACTATAAGATGACATCGTTACAAGATATTCCCAAAAAAGTTCAATATATTGTCGTTGATTCAGACTATGTCACCGGAAGTAATAATACGTTCTCCCTAGATCTCACACTCAAATCAAATACACACGTAGAAGACAGTAGTCGCGTTCTCGGTGTAAAACTGGTCGATTTTTATATTACACAAATAGGCAACGCAACACCGGTATCTGAAGGCAACCCAAGTGATATAGCCAAATATGTAGATATCGTGTGTCCAGATATCCCTCAACGTGCACAAATGCTCGATGAACGACACGGGCAAATATTTGCCCGTGTTCCTTTAGAAAGGCATTATACTCACGGGTCGCATACAATACTTCGAGATAAACAATGGAAATCGTTCGACAGGAAAACAAATTATTTTAATCCGATATCGATCAAAAAACTTAATTTCAATATATACGAACATCAGGACGATGGCGGATATCACTCGCTCCAACCAGATTCCAAATGGTATATGATACTAGAGATAACATCAGTCGATATCAAAGAGAAACCTGTCAATAGAGAAGCTCAGATATTAGAAGCGCTGTATGCTCTCATAGGAAAAATAGATCTCCTACATCAGAGTGTTCAGAGATTACCTAATAAAGAGGAAGCTGAAATCATACTTGCTCAAACAAAACGTAAAAAATTTTCATTCAATTATATCATTGTAGCATTTTTTGCTTTACTCGCTGGATACATGTATTATGTAAATAAAATCAGATCGGCGATATTACCAGTACCAATACCAATTTAAATATTTATTTATTATAATGAATACACAGAGTTTGATTATTATTCTTGTAACACTGGGTATGTTAATGTATATTATGTCAGAGATGAAGAATATAAAAAATGATTCCATCGTATCATTAGAAATACAAGCCGAGTATGATAAACTCATCAAAGCAAAACTCGACACCACACAAGATCCCGAATTCGATGATGAAGAGGTATCAATGGCGCCCAGCTCTATGATGGCTCCTAGTCCTATGACGGCGCCCAGCTCTATGATGGCTCCTAGTCCTATGACGGCGCCCAGCTCTATGATGGCTCCTAGTCCTACGATGGCGCCCAGCTCTACGATGGCTCCTAGTCCTATGATGGCGCCCAGCTCTATGATGGCTCCTAGTCCTATGATGGCTGAAAATTCATTTCCAGATGATCTAAAATGTATGGTAGATCTGATGAATGTATATATTGAAGAAAACATGATTCCCGACACACTTATACAAAAATATCCAACATTTTTCGACATGATTAAAAGTCGTGACATGATAGGACTTTCAAAATTCGATACAAACACTCCAGCGATCAGTGATGAAATTTCAAATCTAATTGGTTCAGATGGATTCGGTGTATTATCCAGTTTATCCGACACTAATCCATCGGGGTCATGTGCGCGTATGATGGAAAATGTGTATAAAAGTATTGAGGATACAACTGACGTTTCATTTGAAGATTTAACATCATATACGATTGCACCAAGTCCGAGTTCTGCGGGTGTTAACACGAATTCTACCACACCCAATGAAATACCTTTAACGGTAAGTGCTATGAATAAAATGGCTCCCAGTACAATTGAAACATATACTACCGAGCCTACAGAATTCAGCTTTTCTTGGACCAACATACAAAAGTTAACAGCAGATATCGACGCTATACGAACTACCGCAGACGCGAACTCTGCTCGGATAGATATAAACAAAACGGCTCTCAGTGTTATCGAAAACCAGGGGGTCAGCGCACCCCCAGGTCCAGTTGGTCCCAGGGGTCTCCAGGGACTTCCCGGTGCAAAGGGAGACCGAGGATTTCCCGGTACTATTGGTCCTACAGGTCTCCAGGGACTTCCCGGTGCAAAGGGAGACCGAGGACTTCCCGGTGCAAAGGGAGACCGAGGATTTCCCGGTGCTATTGGTCCTACAGGTCTCCAGGGACTTCCCGGTACTATTGGTGCTACAGGACTCCGAGGAATTCCCGGTGCTATTGGTCCCACGGGTCTCCAAGGACTTCCCGGTGCTATTGGTCCCACGGGTCTCCAAGGACTTCTCGGTGTGAAGGGTGATAAAGGAGACCGAGGACTTCAGGGACTTATCGGTACTATTGGTGCTACAGGACTCCAAGGATTTCCCGGTGCTATTGGTCCCACGGGTCTCCAAGGACTTCCCGGTGCTATTGGTCCCACGGGTCTCCAAGGACTTCTCGGTGTGAAGGGTGATAAAGGAGACCGAGGACTTCAGGGACTTACCGGTAC